CCTGGTATTCCGACATTATACAATGACGAAATTATACCTGGTATTCCGACATTATACAATGACGAAATTATACCTGGTATTCCGACATTATACAATGACGAAATTATAAATTTCATTCAGTCTGCGCTCCGCGTCATTCAACCTTGATGTTAAAATGGGGTCGCGATAGTGCCGCAAAATGGCCGCAATCTGACTCGATGGCACGTTGTTCCACGTGCTTAAATCTATCCAGTTTCGCACCACCAGAATGTACTCATTGCACGCGATGTCATTAAAATTGGGACAAACTAAATGGTCATTAGCATAACTAATGATGAAATCGAGCGCAGCGCTTTCTTCATTATAGTTTAAACCAGACCGTAAAATGATGAGAAATTCAATCAATTCGTTTCTTTGGCGCATGGAAAGCACGCAGGTATTAAACAAAAGAGGTCTCAGTTGTCCCATTTGCTGTAGCTGCATCAGCCTTTCAGCGTGAGGCAAATGCGGTTCTGGCGTTTGTTCTTCATGGGGAGATACCATTACATATCTTGATAAATTGCGTTTATGTTGTTTTACACCTTTGGTAAAAAAACTTAAATAAATCAAGGTACATTCGTTGCACTTGTTTAGGGATTGTATGCGTCTTCTGCCCCGTAAAAGAACCATCTGAGCGAAAGGTAATTCGAATCCTTCAAATTCAAGTTATTTTCGCCCGTCATCGTCGTATTCGGTCCTTCGTTTGCCAGTGCCTGAATCGCCGTCGTACCCAAAGCATAATTATAATACCACAGGTTGGAAATGTTACCCGAGAACCCACCGTTGGGTGCCACGTACACGTCCCCATAATTTTGCTTGGGTACGCCGTGCAGCATGTGGCTCTTGGCTATCGTGCCGTTGATATACACATCCAGATTCGTGTTTTTGCAGCGAATCACCACGTTCATCCACTTGTTCAACGGAATGTCCTGGATAGTAATCTCCTCGTTGATGACGTTGAACGTGTTCATGATGACCACAATGTCGTTTGTGTTGGGCTTGATGTACAACCCTGGTGAATTGTTGGGGAAATTCATACCTAAATAATCCAGGTTTTCAACGTTTGCGTTGTTGTCCATGTTATCTTCCGTTTTAGAAGACATTTGCGTGGCGTAGTCGTTGCCCTTGTAAAAGACACAGCGATATCTCTGCGAATCCATGTCGTCGCCATTCACAAACATCCAAACGGACCAAGTAAATTCAATGCCACCCGCTTCATTCACGGACCGATTGAGCGTCACGGCGCCGGTTGCGTCGGGGTTTTGCGGAATAATCATGGGGTTGGTGGCGGCGTTAATCGTGCCCTGCACTAATTGAGCCGTGTTGCTAGGGCCGAAAAAATAACCTAAAATGCTGATGCCGAGGCGAAGTCCCAAGATAAACACGAAAATAACGAGCAGCAAAAAGGCGAGCTTGGCAACAATGCTGTTGGACTTGAAAAAATCCTGCGTGGCGTTTAAATATTTATTGTTGGACTCGAATTTCAATAATTGGGGGTCTGCCGATGCAGTTGTTGGTGGCGGAGCATTCATCTTCTATTGTATTAGTATATTTATTTTCTTGTTGCGAAAAAATAATAATTCGACTAATACTAATACATCTATACCCGTGAAGATTTTAAATTGTAACTGATATTCGACCCTTGCAAAATTAAAATGTTCCATTTACTACGTAGTGAATTCTTCAAAGGTTTAAACCCCCAATTCAGTAGCCGAAATGGGGGGGTGATCGCTTGTACTCATTGGTACCCATTTTTTAAATTTGGGACTATACTCGCACAAAACATCCACCGATTTCGTCAAGTTCAGTGTGTCGTCTTCCTCTGGATTCTCAAAGTCTTCCTCGTCGTCACTCTCCTCTAGCGCATCCATGTTTTCATTTTCCTTTACATTTCTCAGCAGCGTATTCATCATGATGCTCGTCTTGTAGTTGGGAATATACGCCATGTCAACGTATTGTTCTTTTTCTATTTTATCCGAACCATCTTTTGCTAAAACAAACAATTTGTAGCAATCCTGTCTCGGCAGCGGATATGCTTTAAAAATAGCATGACTAAGCCGTTTCACATTATTGTTGATGTATGCGGGCTTATCCGCGTTTAACTTTGGTCTTGTCAAATCAATTGGTCCAGTCGCCTGTGTATTATTATTTTCGGCCACCTTGTTTTTATTGGGCTTGAAATACTTGACAAACGGCACCGTCTCATTGTCCGGACGGTTGTTGTACCGAAAGTAAATATACTGAATTTTGTACGGCAAGTCTTGTATCTGTGAAAGCAGGTTGGTAAAATGCCTTTCCATGATGGGTGCGCCAAAATGCAGCGCGTGCTTCTCAATAAACGGTTGGCGAATTTGGCTGGCGAATGCCTCGTGGCTAAAAATATATCGAATGGTTTGCATGTTTTGATCAAACGTCTTGTGGCCTGTAATGTGGGCATGGGTGCAGTCGTGCACGTGGTCCGCCGCAAAGTATGCCGCGTTTTTAATGTTAAACAAGATGCCGTGAAAGATGTAATGATTTTGCCACGTAATGGTGCTTTTGTCTTTATTTGTTTCACTGATTGGTACATAAAACATGGTTGGCTGCGAATGCACGTCGGCGCTTGCAATATTCCTGGCTTCTACAAAAAGGCAAATGCAATCATTCTTGTTTTGATTTTGATGGTTGTTTATCAAAGAATGATTCGTGATCCATGCGAAATATTTGGTGCCGTATGGCGTGGCGACATATACGTCTGCGTTTTGCACTTTCTGATGCAACAAAGTCTCATTGGAAAGTGCTATTTTGGGAAATTTCTCTAAAATGCGCTTCTTGGCGTCTGCGTCCCGAATTAGGGTGGATGACGAAACTTGAACCGATATTTTTCTTTTGTGCATCTGTCTTCTACTTTTGCCTTTCTTCTTGTAGTATTATCCACGTTGTTTTCATTTCATTTTTACAAGTTTATGACAAGTTTATGACAAGTTTGCAATGGTTATTTTCATCGCTAACCTAACAAAAAATGTAAAATAAAAACGGTTGCAAGCTTATAAAAAATAAATCGCTCCATCACGGGGTCGAACCGAGGACCTTTCGGTTAACAGCCGAATGCTCTACCAACTGAGCTAACGAAGCAAAGAATGATTGATATTGTTATATCATTGATGATAATCAATGATTCGTTGTTTTGTATATAAATACAAGTAATCACAGGCAGCCTTGCTCAATGCAATCTGCCGAAATATATTGGTGTTAAACAATCTTAAAATACGCCACCAGAATTGCAACAGCAGCCGCTGCCGTATACGTCCCGCCCAAATACGTGTTTGTCGTCGTTATCAAAATCAACGAAAATAAAATAAACCACAGCGGTTTGTTGGTCACAACCATGTCTTGCAAAAAATCTGAAAATCCATACTTGGGATTTTGTTGCAAGATGAATTTTAGGGTTAGCGGCGAAAACAGCGATGCAAACGTGGTGTAAATTGACCCGAAGAACGACGTCAGACCGAGAAACCACATGTAAAAGAATACGGGAATCCACCGCAACGACCACCAGCTAATATCTTTGGTGTTTTGCCACGCATTATTATCGCACCCCTTGTTGCGACTTTGGTCGCATGCGACCTTTTGTGAAAAGAGCAATTTGATGTTGTATAGGGCAAAGAAAATGTTGGTGATCCAGTTGTAGATCCATAGCACGAGGAAAAAAGGAATGTTTACCGCACTATACACGAGTAAAATCGCCCAATTAGGAAGCCCACCTAACAAATTGCTAAATGTGTCAATGAACGATGTGTTGGCTGCGAATATATTTATAAACGATTCACGAAAATACATGGCAATCACCGAGGTCTTGGCCGAACTGGCAAATGGCGGCACATGACCATAATAAGGACAGGTTGCCAACTTGGCTCTTACATTTGAAAATAATTCCGCGGTACAGCCATCATGATTAGATGCTACGGCAGTTTTCACAGTATAAGCACCGACCGACCCGATGATTCCCACGTAAAACAACATCTGGAGAGCAGTAACGATGAATTGTTTTCCGAAGCCGGCTGCGTCTGGTTTTTTAATATTATTGGGCGATGTTCCGCTGCTTTCTTCACCTTGCTGAACCGTTTTCTTTTGGTCCAAGGTGCTTGGTTCCGAGGACATGTTTATTATGTGCGCCTATTATATTTTCTTTCTTTCATTTGTAAAAATAAAAAAAAGATAAACAAAACAAATTAATCCAATTTCTTCACTTTGATGAAGCACTTGTTGGCGGGTAAATCACCTTTATATGTTTTTTTTACCACAACGCCGTCAGCTCCCACTTTTGGCTTGCGAGTCGTGGGGGCACGATGTGCATATCCCGTTTCGCGCTCCAGTTCAATTATAGCCCAGAACTTTGCAATGTCCTCGACGCAATTCTGAAACCAAAGGTGGTTGCGGCAAACTAAAACGCAACTGTACTCTTCGAGTTTCCAGTACATATTTTGCACCCATTCGTATCCCGCCTTTTTTCGGTCAACACACGTTTGCTCTTCCCAGGTTTCCATTTGCTTTAAAGAGTAAGTGGGCGGACAGTATTCGTACGTGGGCGTTTGACTCATGTATCCAGTAGCTGGGTCTCTATAAGCAAAATGAATCATCAAGCCGCGATAAATGCCGTCCTTGTTTTCGTCAATGGTATCGTCGTTGGCGTCCCAGTGATTTGCGGTCCAGTCATCTTTGAACTGATGGTACGATTCATATTCTTTGAATCGACTTTCGAAAAAGTCGCATTCTTCCAGGTCGCAGACCTCCATTTGCAGCTGCATCTGCACCCAGTATTCCTTTTTGGGGATGCCGTTAATTTCGCGGTTAACAATATTTTTAATCTCGAGCATACGTCCAAAGCGCGGCGATTCGGGGTCGGCGTTGATGCCGTCTGGAGACGCACCCACAAACGCATGTTGGTTGTGGCGAATGCACCCGAATTCTTCCACCTTGGTATGGTACATGTGCTCGTAAATCGCGACCGAAACGGGCTCGTATTTTTGCCCCCAGTGCATCGGCGACGACGTGTTGGTAAACATGGCGGATTTTGCAGCCTGAGCCACAATGCTGTCTTCGTCGGTGGCCGTCGCCTTGCACTTTTCATAGATAAGACTATTTTGCATCTTGTCGCTTTCCCAGATTTTGTACGCGTTACTTGCGGTAATAAGGTTGTTGCGAAAATCGTACCAGGCGGGTGTGCGCTGCTCGGGTTGCGGCTTGCTGCGCAGCACATTGATTTGCTTCATCATTGCTTTTGTTTCCTGGCTGCCCAATAAATAGAGGATGCGCGTGTCGGGAAAAGAACGGATGGGGACTTGCAGCTGGAAAAACTGCTTGAGCGCCACGCGAATGATGTAGTTAATTTCGCGTTTCAATGCAAGGTGAAAAAATGTTTGATCGGCGAGCGTGGCGTAAGTTGTGGAGTAAATGGTGGATTCAAACAGGGAATGAAACGCGGGATTGGTGAAATGACTGGGAGTATTGGTTACGCAATCCATCATGAGGTGACTGCAGGTATCAAACACGATTTCGCACTCTTGATGGGAAAGGTGTTGGTAATCGTACAAAGAGATTAAATGGTGGGCATCGTCGTCTACGTCATGGTGTTGGTCTAAATCGGAAGAGTCTGATTCAAGGTTAGATTCTGTGTCGTCGTCTGATTCAAGGTTAGATTCTGTGTCGTCGTCTGATTCAAGGTTAGATTCTGTGTCTAAACGATGGTCAATGACGATATTTTTCACAACTTTACATTTTTGCAGGTGGCTGAGGACTATTGGCGGAGCGTCTGGATTATTTATTTTCAAGTTATTTACGCAACGAATCATTTCTTATTCTATCTTGTTATGTTTATTTCATTTTTTTGCACAAAAAAAGCAAGACAGCATGTTTATTTTGAATATTCAATCAAATCTGTTCTAGCCGTTCTACACCCGAAATCTCGTGAAAGTATTTCACCAGTTCGTTGTTTTTATAATCATGAATGTAATAAATGTTCCGAATCCCTGCCGCACACAGCATCTTCATGCAGTGGATGCACGGATAATGCGTAATGTAGGCATCGCAACCGTCGCTGCTTACGCCCCGTTTGGCACAATCCGTAATGGCATTTTGCTCGGCATGCACCGTTGCCTGCTCGTGGCCGCCCGCAACTTTGGACGCGTGCGGAGCGCCAGGCAAGTACCCGTTGTACCCCTGCGAAATCACGCGATTGTGTTTTACCAAAATGCAGCCTACTTGCAGCCGTTCGCACGGCGACCTGGTCGAAGTTAGCAGCACCATGCTTTTGAAATATTCTTTCCAGCTTGGTCTCGAGGCGTCCATTTTATGAAAAGTTCCGTATATTCGATTTGGTAATTTCTTTTTATATCATTTTTTTCGTTTTCCTAGTCCAACACAAAAATAAAAACATCTAAGGCAAGGAATGCAGTAAAACAGTGGTGGAAGTGATGCAATAATAATTCTTAAAATTTATAATTAACCTTGTTTCATATTTGCTATTTGGCATTAAAAATAGCTTGTAATCGTTCAAATCGAAAAATAAAATGGAAAGAGGTACAATAATCTCATCATGGCTGGGAAAATCAACCTCTGCGGTTATTTTTGTTTCCTTGACGACCTCATCTCCGTGGAATTTACCATAATCGCGATGATGCGGGCTAATTATTACATTGCGCCTTACAGACGAAACGCACATGTTGTTTTCACAGAAACGAATTACTTCAATTAGACATCCTCCAATTTCAATCTCAATATTCTCAATAATTTGAGACACGCTAAACGGCGTATCTAGGATGTCATTAAATTTAAATTTCAGACACGTTTGTTTGGCGAAATTTGCAAATCTAGGATATGTGAACACATATCTTTTATCTACTTCGGTACATCTGTCGCCTGAACATGTAAAAGTTGTATCGGGATACAGGGTTAATTCCTTGACATTATTTTGGTTCTTTTCCTTTTCTTGAATCGTTGCACTAATTTTATAATTGGTTGATGTATTGTTTAAAAGTAGAGAACGTTCTTCGGTGCAATACACGTTGCTCAATTTAATGTCGTCTTTTTTCGGAAAATAGTTATCAGCATATTGTTATTTATACGTTTGTTCGCCTTATATCGTTTCTAAGTATTTATTGTAATTTTATAATAAATACATTGTGAAATATACCAATGACGATTCCTCACTTGGATTTGCAGCAGTTCAAGCTTCCCATCCAGTATAATGCAAAATCGCAAAAGCTTGATGCAAGTATTATTCAAGACTTGGAACTGGTGCAGCTTTTACAAAACGATGACCAAGACAATGATAATGACCAACCTAACAAAAAACAAACAAAAAACAAACCCTTGTATGAACACGTGTTTTCACCCGTTACTGACGTTGGCCGAAACATTACAGAACAAATTGCGTCCTATACCACCTCTGACCAAACCTACTTGACCGAGTTTCAAAGCTTACTGAAAGATAGAGACCTAACAAAAAAGAGAAAAGAAAAAGACCAAACCAAACCAAACGCGTTGATTATTCAAATGCTCGAAACATGGTCTCAAATCAAAGGCGAAACGTCCTTTTGCGAAAAGTATTCGTACATTCAATGGGATTTTGCCAAGGGACTCAACACCAATCCCCTATTTATGCAGCTCATGAGCATCTACAACATTGCGTCGCCCATCATTTCTTTATGCTCGCCGCTCCTCATTCTGATTATACCCTTTTTCGTGCTAAAGATGAAACAGATTCCCATCACGGTCGGCGAATACGGCAACATCTTGAAAGGATTGATGGCGAGCAACCCGGTCGCCAAGGTATTTACCGGGTTTTCCGAGCTGGGTTCGGGGCAGAAAATGTACGCCATCGTCTCGGCGAGCTTTTACCTGTTTACCATTTATCAAAACGTGCTGTCGTGCGTGCGGTTTTACAACAACATGCGAGACATTCACGCACATCTGCGATGCATGCAAGAGTACGCGGAATATTCTTTGGCCCAAATGCGCGACTTTTCTGGCCGAATTAAATCGTTTGTTAGCTTCACTGATTTTAAAAAGAATTTAGATGAGAAGATTGTGGAATTACATGCATGGAAACTCGAGCTGATGGATATCTCAGGATTCACCTTTTCTTTTGCGAAAATAAAACAATTTGGTCAGGTGCTGAGTCACTTTTACACCATTCACGCGAGCCAGCACATTAGCGACCTGGTTTCGTACTCGTTTGGCTTTCATGGATTCATGGAAAACATGGCGGGACTCGGTAAGCAGCTGGATGACGGTGCGATGCATTTAGCCAAGTTTTCGTTGAAACCTAACAACAAGGATAAAAAGAATAAGAACAAATTCCGAGGCTTGTTTTACCCGAATTTTCTCAACAATACAAACGCGGTGATTCGCAACGACTGTTCTTTGGCGAAAAATATCGTCATTACTGCCCCGAATGGCGGCGGAAAAACCACCATGTTAAAAAGCGTCATGATTAACACGTTGCTGTGCCAGCAAGTGGGCGTAGGATGCTTTCAGCGCGCTTCTTTACCTGTTCTTTTTTCGCACTTTCACTGCTACTTAAACATTCCCGATACTTCGGGACGGGACAGCCTGTTTCAAGCCGAGGCGAGACGCTGCAAACTCATTTTGGACGCAATCGGCAAGGCTAATCTCGAGGAGCAACATTTGTGTATTTTCGACGAATTATACTCTGGGACCAACCCCGAGGAAGCCGTGGAATCGGCCACGTCGTTCATGCAGTACCTCACGCAAAAACCACAGGTAACGTGCATGCTGACGACACATTACACGCAATTGTGCGAAAATTTAGAGATAAACAAAAGAGTGGTGAATATGCACATGGGTGTAAAACATGACGAGATGGATAAAGACCAGTTTCAATACACGTATAAATTAGCCAAGGGAATCTCCACGGTAAAGGGCGGACTCAAGGTGCTAAAAGACATGGATTATCCCGAAGAAATGTTGTCATCCGCCTAACAAAAATAAATATTGCAGTAACTTAACAGACTTTTTATAAATAAAATGTTTCAAAAAACGGTCGTCATTATTGCCATTCTTATTTTATCCATTCTACTCATTCTCATTGGCGTATCTCTTTCTAAATCTGACGCGGGCGGGACGCAATGGCCGCCCATCATTGGCGATTGCCCCGATTACTGGGTGGATGTAGCGGGAAACGGGGCGGCGTGCATGAACACGCACAATCTAGGCACTTGCAACCTCATAAATGCCGAGAAAATGTACTCGGACCAGGCCAACACCAATTCCATCGGCAATACTTTGACGGAATACACCGACGTGTCCCAGGATCAGTGCAAGAATCTTTGCTCGGGCTCTGCCCTGTGCTTTGGCACCACCCACAATGCATCCACGCAGCAGTGTTTTTTAAAGACTGCCGACGTGGTGGGGGCAGAAACACAAAAAGACCCCGATTATACGCTGTCGCTAAAAAACAAGGATGACGGAAGCACAAACACCATGGATTTCACGGTTGCTCCTTTTACGGGAAACGACGGCACATGTGCCAAATATACGTGGGCGAATAACTGTGGCGTGGTGTGGGATGGTGTTAATTCGGGCAACGATTCCAACCCGTGCAACGGCGACTTGTACTCGGATTGATTGTTTTCTATTTTTATTTATTTATTTTACGATAACTAACTAACAATAAAATAAATAAATGTAAATATAAATAAATAAATATAAAAAGAAAGGGCAATACAAAAATAAAAACCATGAAAATAAATGAATTGGATTTTTTACGCAATGAAAAAAATAAGCTGTTCAACAGCCGACGAGCCGATTTGGCAACACGTTCGCGGCAAAATCCATATTTGACTGATGTGATTGCAGATTACGATAATTTGCAGGCGCGTAAAAAACAAACCGACGCGGATTTAGCTGATGCTTTGCGCATCATCGAAACACACATCACAGACTTGCAAAATTCGACCAATGACGCCACTCAAGACATGGCAGACAAGTTACAAGACGACATGATGCATGTAAAAAATAGGTTGGAAAACATGTAGGCTAAACATAATCTTCATTTTCACTTTCATAGTCGCTAAACCCATCGATTCCCCAGTCTTTAAATTTAGGGATGTTTCTCGGATGAAACCGGTCTTTCACCAAGTCGGACCGCATGCCGATCGAATTTTTACGTATTAGCACATAATCATACGTGCTGGGGTAACACACGCTCATATGCAATAAGCAATGGGTGCAAAAGGGATAAATTGCGTCGGGGTGTGTCAATGCACCAAGAGCGCAAGGCGTGCAATACTGGTGGCCGCAGTGTCCAATAATGTCCGAATCAACGTCCTTACATAAATTGCACCGTGTTTTCTCTTGAATCAAATCGTCGGGAATTTCTGAGCGTGGCTGAAGCGGCAAAATAAAGCATTTGTTTCCGCCGACGGCAGCAGTGTCCGCATTCACTCGAACAAAATACCGGTCCGAAAATAACGACTGAAGCCACTGCAACACGTTGAGATATTTTATTTGGTTTATTTCGTTCATGCCAAATTTGTAGTTGTACGACGTGCGGCGAAATATCGTGTCCCATTGGTTGGTGTAAATATCGTTGGGCGAATCCAACTTTTCGTAAATATATTGAGCAATCAATATATTTCCCCCGATACACATGTGCGAAAAGATGCGTTTCAAATGCATGATTTTGTCGGGATGTTTGCGTATCCAGTCAACTACAAATATTTTGGTTTTATCGGACAAAGTATCTTGTCCGTTAAACAAGACCAGTAGTGTGCTTTGATGCATAAATGGCAACAACTGGTTTATGACAGTATCATAATGTCGATGGTAGCACGCTTTTTTGAACGCATAATCATCTAGGGCGTGGATATTGCATTCGGAATGGCTTTCCAAAATCCACTGCATAACCTCAGCATGTCCGTTTGCACAGGCGTGGCGAAACGCATACTCGTCCGACGCGGAAAACATGGCGCTTATTTTTTTTATTTTAGCAGAAATCTGTTTGGCTACGTCTAAATGCCCGTATTCGCACGCAAACCGAAAGCCTTGGTAAAAATTAAATACAATGAGTGTCCTATTTCGCTTGGCCGTGTTTTCCTGAAATTGATCGCATATTTCCTTCAAGTTTCCATTTTTACAATTTTCAATAAATACATCCGTCATTGCTTGTTGATGTATTTATTATTCAACTTTTATTTCATTTTTACCAAATAAAGAATTATTAGAATGTGTCACACTTTCTTATTATTTAACGACGTCTCTTTCTGCTTCTCTTTCTGCTTCTCTTGCCACCTCTGCGGCTGGGCTTGCGGCTACGACGACGACGACGACGACGACGACCGCCAGCCATGCCAGCCTCCAGCTGCAGAGCATCCGTGCTCATAGAGTCGTCGGCCATGCCACTCACGGGAGCAGGGTTCATGATGGAACGGTTGAACCCACCTTTCTTGCGACGACGACGACCGCCAGCCATGCCCGCCTCGAGCTGCAAAGCATCGCCAGAGTCACCGGCAATTCCGCTGATGGAAGCAGGGTTCATGATGGAATTGTGGAACCCACCTTTCTTGCCTTTGCGAGTGCGCTTGGTCAAACGAACCATGCCAAATTGACCCTTGCGAGCACCATAGCCGTGCTTCACCAGGCGGTTGTCGCGCTTGGCGGATTTGTGCTTTTTGCTAGAGATAATGCGGCCGTTCCTTTTCATCAAATTGAGCTTGGTTAAATCACCGGTTGTTTTGTACGCAGTTCCGTGCCACACCTGGGCACGACTTCCGCTCAACTTGGGGTACACTTTTCCCTTAATTTTGTACTTTCCCGTGGGTGTCTTGGCGTATCTAGTCATAATTAATATATGAGAATATTTTATTTATAATAATGACTAAAATAAATGGTGAATAAATTCACCATTTATGGAGAACGATGCAGTGGAACCAATTATTTGGAGGGGCTCATCACTCGGAATTTTAACGCAACCGTCACATGGGATTTCGGCTGGAAGCACTTTTTCGGCCTTAATGATTTGTCTGATTCGGACGACACGTTATTTGTCGGCATTGTTCGCGACCCCACTGATTGGCTTAATTCTTTGTACATGACTCCTCATCATTTGCCGATACATTTATGCCCTAAATCTTTGCCACCGAGCCTGCAAAATAATATGACGGCTCAGCGAAACATCCACAACAACAATGCGTACCGGTTTTTAAACGATACATTTTGGTCGGTGCATAATGGCGTAAAAATCGACCACCATATTTATACCAAAAAAAACTACAAGAATATTTTCGAAATGCGGCACACCAAGCTCAAGTTTTTAAAGGAAGACATGCCTAAAAAGGTGAAGCATTTTATTCTCATTAAATATGAAGACCTCATGAATGATTTTGACGCAACCATGGATCGCATCCGAGCCGCCGGCGACCTTGAAATTAAGGCTGGTGTGCCATATCCGCTCAACATTTACACCTATAAAGCCGTGAAACATTCCCGGTCATTTGATGCTAAAAAAAAGAAAAAACATGCTATTCCTAAACACAGGGTTCTCGGAAATAAAAATCTGTTTCCCATGTATGAAAAACAACTGGGTTACCTTTAATTACACCGACTAAAAAGCACTACGTAATAAAATGAGACAAAATCCCATTAAAAATTAAAGTGGTGTAATCCTCTTACTTGTAGATGTGACAAAAATAATCGTTATTTGATTGAGCCACAAAATAGTGTAATTAATTGGAATATTTTGAAGAAATCATATAGTCTCTCATCATTTCTATATTATAATACACATTACCGATTTCAACGGTCGTATCATCCGTTGAATCAAACGATATTTCGCAATTCCATACCTTGGAAAAATTAATAATCTGGTGTTTATAAATATCTTCGCTGTTTTTTCCAAAATACAAGCAATGATATTCTCCATGTTTTGACATCATGGCCATGTCTTGACAATCACATAATATTTTTCCATCCAAGATTATTTTTATATTGCAAATATTTTCCGAAGGAGTCGCGAATTGAAAATACATCATGAATGTTGGATGGTTAAACGACATGTTGAAATTATTTTTGCCCACTTTAATTATTTTGTGGTCCGACAAATGTTTGATGATGACTGAATTCATCTGCATTGTCGATACATGTCTTTTGTGCAAAAAAGTAGGATTGTACATGTTACCGAATAATTGGATATTTACTTCCGCCGGATTTTTCATATATATTTGGATTTTTAAAGGACAACGTTGAGTTGCCACAAAATCGTACGCATTAGAAATGCTTCCCACGTGCAATGGAATGCGGCACGTATTATTTTCATAAGTAGCATATTTACCAAACAATGAATTGATAAGTAATAATTCCTCCATGCTTTCAAACACATCTCGTTTGATTCCGCCAATTTCCACCACCAACTGCGTAAACGGTAACGCATTTTTAATTGTGTCCATCTCGGATGTGTTTTCAGAAACAACATTCTCGATTACTAATTCTAAATCTTCCACCATGCAGCAACCATACATATGACCACACGTACGCGGAAAAATAATCTCTTTAAAATCAGACTCATTGTTATTATTACTATTTTGCGGATACACATTATGAATCGGCACATTCAGGTTTCCCCTTCCAGCATCCATGTATAATTGGTCTTTCATCAAGACTGTTTTTACAAACCCTCCTTCTAGTGCTGAATTTCCATTGGGTGCAATGGTTTCCTTGTTATTGATGATATATTCGGTATGGTGGTCTCCAAATACATTATTTTTACGATTTAACAATTGTGCCACATCTATTTCATCTCTTCCTTCGCTGTACTTGTCTGACAATTCTGTACTGTTGTTAATCATATTATTGATATATGTAATATTCTCTTTAACCCGTTTAAGATTTTAAATGTCATTACTAACGATAGATAATAGAACATAAAAATAATAATGCAATAATAAATAGTAAATATTTAGCCTCAACTGTTTCAAATAATGGAAGCTCTTTAGTAGGACGATTACTACATTTAGTTTAGATGGATTTGTTCTGTTTACTACGAAGTGATAAACTTGCCACTTCGTAGTAAATTACCAAGGGTGTAAATCAAATAAATAATACTCTCTTAATATATATAACAGACAAGCATGTCGCTTACATATCAAGTTCAGTTCCTTGGTAAAAGCCGATATGACGTGGATTTCACGTTGGTATTTAACGGCACTAATGGCGCTACGTTAAATAAAGACAATCAAAAAGGTGCAACATATTACACCGACACGTTTATTTACCTAGACGACACGGTGGAAATCATCAAACAAAAAATTCTGGACCAGATTGCGACCCGAGTTTCTTTGCCCCACATCACCGGCGTTCAGTCCAACGATTTATATTTGTTTGGCCGTGTGGAAGAGACGATATATGCCGAAAAACTAAAGCAAATGATTTCGGCCGACAACGACGGTCGCATTCAACACATACCCTTTGATTATGCCTCGAATTTATTGGCCAACTTTGGCATAAATATTGATGCATCCGCGGATTCGTTCACAATGGACGAATTAACATCTCGGCTTTTTCCTAATGAAAACAAAAAGGAAACAAAGAGGCAGCTGATGGTCACCAAGCAAATCGGCCAGCACAGTCAGTTTATGAAAATCGGCAAAAAACACATTGCCGTGGCTGACCCCTACTTGGAATGGTTCCAAGATGACCGAATCATATTAAAACCCGTGAATCGAAATCCCTACATGCTTTTCGAGACATTTTCCGAGGATGGAACCATCGTAGACAATACCATTTATTGCGTTTGGCGAAATACTTTGTCCGAAGATGTGGTAAAAATAAAGCAAACATGGTATTTTCCGTTATTACAAAAAGCAGCATCAACGGTACGTGAAATACAGCAGTTGCATCGGTCGATGCGCATCGCCGACGAATTATACGGGATGCAGTTTCCCGCCGATTATGTTAATCCTTTTATTTTTGGCATTGATCAGTTTCGAGTCACGTTGCATCCAGTTACAACGGTGAAATTTCCGCTCTTTACTATTTTTAAACAATTTGTTAGTTCAGAGCAACATCCATTGATAAAATACAACCCGCGAAACAATTCTCGAACTTTGATTGAACCCAACAATGAATTCATCATGGAAGACGACAATGAAAAGGGAGCGATTTATAAACTGTATAGTGACGCGAAAACCACCCACAATGAGAAGATTCCGTTTTTAGCAAAAGAAAATATCAACACGTTCGTTATGCAGCGGGGAAAGAAATCATTGTCCATTTACGTGCATAAATTAAAATACAAAAATAACCACTATTACATCACGTGCGAAATTCACGCAGACGGTAGCATCTCGGTGTTTTCCACGTACCCCTACGAAACCTTTACATCTTTGATTGACGCGGACGACGTGCAGGAGATTGTAAAACTTGCGACGCAGCCGATTTTAGCCGAAATTCAGCCATTGCTAAAATCGTTTTATTCCATGGATGCGGTAAACAGTAGCTTATATGCATCCAACGTAACCGTAGACAGCATCTCGTATGCTTTGTTTTACGACAAGCCCATTCGTCAAAAGCTAAAAGACAAGGACAATAAAAATAACCCATTGATTGTCGAGCTGATTCAACCAGAACCCGTGAATGAAGTCGATATTAAAAATCGGGCAGCATCGCGTAATAAAAAAATGTATGCAAAAATATCGAACCTTAAGCGAATTGGATTTCCCATTGTGTTTGAAGACAATAAAATGGTCATTACAAAAATTAACAGCTTGTATTACTTGGGTATAATGGCAATTTACTTCAAGGCTCTTTTTTACCAATTATCAACCACGGCGCAGCTTGTTGGCATGGATGTAACACGTGATTTAGATTCCATGGTCGATGTGCAGCCAGTCAAAGACAAACAAGAAAAAGAAAAAGAAAAAGAAAAAGAAGAGGATGACAGTGATGAGGATGACAGTGATGAGGATGACAGTGATGAGGATTCGGCCGCATGGGATTCTAATTCGGATGATGATGGGAATGATTTGATGGATGATTTGGAAATGTTTGGTGGTACTGCCGCCATTATAAGCGGCGGTAAAGGCAGTGTGGGCGAACGGAATCCTTTTGTAACGAAAATGAAACAGGTCATGCCAGATTTATTCAAGGAAAATATTCATAAAATGGATTTGAAATTGAATAAATACTCGCGCATCTGTCAAAACAACGAGCCGCTAATTTTAACAAACTCTGAAAAAAACAACTTGACGAATAATAAAAAAATAAAAAATCCCGACCAAGATTTGCTGGAATACGGCACCGATGCGCACGGCGATTCGTTGTATTTTAGCTGCCCAAAATATTACTGCATGAAAGAAGGCCAAGAAGGACCCGTTTCCGACAAGGACATTGAAGCAGGAAAATGCGGACCCATTACCAAGGTTGCAGATGCGGTGTTTTCCGACATAAAAAAGAGGGGAAACAAGCACGTGTATTTGCCCTATGGCAACAACACGTTATTTCCCGGGTTCAATTCAAGCAGGTTGCAAAATGGATTTTGCTCGCCTTGCTGTTTTAAAAAAATAGGCAAGAAACACATGGAAAAAATGAAAGAATGCAAAAGCGAATTTGCAGAAGATAATCGAGCCGACGACGACGCTAGGATCCTTGGAAACAAGGACCAATCCGTAAAAGCTAAATCAATTGCTCAAGGAAATACAAAAGCAGATAGCGTGATTTTGAAAAGCTTAAAAATGCTGCAAAAAGCGGCCGACAATATTTATATTCTTGGTTCAGACAGCAGCGTGCCGTTGCCCAACAAACGCTGGGGATATTTACCCGGCGTATTGCAAGAGTTTTTAAACAATGTTAGCTCGGTGTGTACTCAAGAGAAAACCCCCACCATCAATTCCTCGTTGAACTACAATTGCTTGCTGCGGTACGGAGTGGAATATTCCCCCAATAAATCGTTCATGGCCGCGATTTCCAACATGATGTTTTACCAAAAAACATCGTCTGTTGTGTTGAGCGCGCAAGACATGTGCGAGTATGCAGCTAAACACATTCGGTTGGACGATTTCTTACTAGCTCAAAACGGCAATTTATTCGCCGTGTTTAATCGCAGCGCCAACCATTCCGATAAAAATATGACTATTTCCGTGCGCGACGTAATAACAAAATACAATTCTGTTATTTTATCTCAGGTCAATCTAACAAATCCGTTTATCCATAATTTTGTGGTTTCTTTGATGCAGTCTTTTGAGCATTTTCGGGAGTATTTGGTCGACCCAGAAAGCCATGTGGATTACACCTATTTGTGGGACATTTTATGCACTCCAAATGTTCATTTTTTTAAAGATGGCATGAATTTGTGCATTTTGGAATTGAACAAAGACATAAATCAAGTCGGGTTGGTGTGTCCGACGAATCATTCTTCAAACGCGGCGACGTATGACAAGGGCAAGCCGACCTATTTCATGGTCATGTCGCACGACCATTTTTTTGAACCGATTTACTTTCACAAAAAAGAGATTAAATCAAAAAAACAAATGATTCAAAATGTGTATAAGAATTTTCAGTACGACACGACGATTCTTTTTATGCGCGACGTGATTCACCGTGTGATTGAGCCGACGTTTCAAGAACAATGCGTTTATTATAACCCGGAATCTTTGTACACGATAACTGAATTATTGCATCAGTTGTTTCAAACTAAGGATTACGTATTGCAACAGTTGGTAATGAATTTTGTGGGACAAATAGTGGGTATCACAGTGTTATTGACCGAAACGTCATCCAAAACAGCTTTTATTCCTTGCCTTGGGTCGTCTTTTTACCCGGTTGGGTTGTCGATTTACCCTGTTGGGTTGTCGATTTACCCGGTTGGGTTGTCGATTTACCCTGAATCAAATGACTTGACGTCATATCCACCACTGCTGTTTATCCATGAACTGTCGCCTCTGCCATACGACGACACGATTCAGTTTTACCATCGCCTATCAAAAAGCCTTCGTTATCCCAAAATTGTTCAAATAACAAATAACAAGGCATCCAAATCCAAGGCCATTGGGATTTTCATTGCGGGGTATGAAATGTTTGTCCCGTTTTCCAAGGAAAAAGATGCGCCATTATCCCTGTTGTTTCTTACTGAAGAAAGGCCCGATGTGTCGGAAATCCGTGAAACTAACTTGCAGACTCAGTTGTCGGACAAAAAAGACGAAGAGCGTGCAGATTACGTGGAGCGCATCCAACTCGATACTCATTTTTACAACCGTTTTAAAAATACCATGCGAGATTTGGTGCTGTTAAGTGATGCGTATGACAGCCTTCAGCAGAAATGCGACGCGAATTTTTTGTCCATTAATTATTTGGCGCAACTGGAAAACGTAAAAAACATGTTGGAACAAATTGGCGGTCATGTCATACAATTCAGTAAAATGGACAACACGTCGGCTCGTTTGATGAGTGTGACGAATTCCATTTCGCCCAATATTGTTTTTCCCAAGGAGCACTTTCTCTCTCGAATCGACAATAACAAGCAAATATATTACACAAAATTGGCCGACGAGTTGATTCGATTCAAGCAGATTTCGCACATGTTTTTCAACAAGAAACAATTCATGATATTTCAAACATTGGAACACACAGTTCAGCCACACGAGATTATTATTTTAGAATCGCAGTTGCTGTATCAAAATAGAGAGTACCTGAAAAACATCAAATTGCTCACGGACAATGTGCAAAATCCATATATGCTGAAAACCACCTACGACAACGCAGGCAACAAAAACAACAGTTCGATGCAATCATATGCGTCACTCATGGATGCAGACACTAGCAAGCACGACGAACTAGATGGCGACAATGAGTTATTGGATGCAACCACAGATGCAACATGCGTCGGTGCGCCGCAACCCATTCAGAGCAATTATGTGCAATCTTCTGGGTGCTTTAAAGACCCGTCTTTGTACGTGGAAATACCATACAATCAACATCCGGGATGCGGACTTGCTTTAATCGTGGATTTGGTGCATATTTTATTCGGACAAACTCTTACCGTAAAAATTGTCAAGGATCGATTGGTTGAACTATACGAGGTGCTAATGATTACCCCTGTAATGAAAAAGAACATTATTAAAATTCTTACAAAAGAACTGCAAAATAGAAAAGAATTAGACTTTGTGAAAAACGAGATGAAGTCGATGAGCGACATTATTTTGTCGCCCACGTTTTACCCAGTGTTGTTTGACATGTGGATTCTGTTGGATTACTTCAAGATACCATCCATGTTTATTTCCACACTGAATATTCCAGAAGCGCATCAATTTGCAAACAAGAAAATGTTTGTTTGCTACCAGGCCGACAAAAAATCGCCGTTAGTGTATATCAATGTCCCAGCCATGAGTCATAACGTGGTGCATTTTCCCATATACCGCCTTCTTGCTAAGGATATCAAGAATAACAACAAGGATTTGTTAAAGGTCACCACTGACTTAAAACCCGCAGACATTGCATTTCCTGTATCCAGTTGCAACATTCAGCCGCCGCCGCAGCTTACCATTGCGGACTATGTGAAAAATTACGTTGCGCCCAATTACAAATATTTAATCAATCCAAAAAACTAAAACAAAATAAAATGATTGAATTTATACTAAATAAATGGATACAAATATGTCGCCGCGAATGACTTGGTCCCAAGATAAAATAGCACGATATGTAAAAAATTACAAATGAATCAAAGGCGCAAAAGAAGTCAAACTCAAGCATTTGCAAACATATCGCCACACCTATCATATTTATTATGAAGACGAGGGCGAAATTGTTGCGTATCAGTATTTAGAAAAAAAGATACAACGGATGCAAAACGACCTTTGTTATTTGAACGAAGAATACCAAGCATTCAAAATACTGAATGGATTGCATTCAACCTAACAAACTGCAAAATATTAAATTATTTTTACCAAATAAAATAATTATAGATAACAAACAAGGATGAAACTAAACAATGATTTTATCGTACTAATCATCGCAGTATTTTTTGTCATTTTTATCGCATCCATGCTTGGCAGCAAAAAAGAAGGACTGACAAGCGCTTCCTCATCAACCACCAAACAAGCTGGCGGAGGAGAAGCTGGGTTGGCTGCTGGCTATGCCGATGAAATCAAGGCGAAAACGGTGGAACTGCAAGATACCCTACTCATTGCTAAATATAGAAAAGAATACGAAACTACGTTGATTAATTTGGACGAATACATTGGCATGTTGATGGTGCAGCAGTGCTTGCAACTCAAATTAGACGGGGGGAAAGAATTGCTGACTGGTTTAGACGCACTCAATACGTTGCAATCGTCCAAAAATAATTTAAACATTACCATGGAGCATTTAGATAAGCAATAAGGCGAAAAAGCCGCAATAAGGCGAAAAAGCCGCAATAAGACTACAACTGATATGCCATACCAACGTTTCCGCCCGCAAAATGTACCACGTTGAACCGCTCTTCAAATACGCGCATGTCAAAATTATAATCGTAAATCCGCCACGTTGGCTTATTCACCCCAATCACAAGCCCTGTTGCAGGGTCGCAAATATTCATGCTTTGCGCTAGCGGATCTAATGCTGGGATGATTGTATTAAACTCGAATTCAATCGAGTTGAACCGAGTCATGTTAATCGCTCCCGATGGCTGCAAATCATACGGCGACGTGTTTAGGCAAAAATTATAACTATACAATCCATCCGGAGCATTTCCAGGCGTTCGCGTGTATTTTTCAACGTAATTAAACACGCCCGCCGCCTGCAGGTTCTCGCGGTACTCGCCATCCAGCAGAATTCCCATATCTACCAAAATGTCTTTTACGTTGTCTGGCGCCAACACCCCAGTTATCATGAGTCCTGTTGGCGTACCATCCGGCTCCACACCCGGGCCGATTCCCGTCACGACAGTTGTGCCCCCGTTAATTGCGATGGAACTGGTGTTGGGTGCTGCCACCACGTTGTGCGGCAGAAAATTATATGGCCAGTTGGTGTAATTCGACCACTCGTTGCGCAAATTGGCATCGCTTCGCTGCAGATAAAATAAATAACTCGACACCATGTCGCGTGATTCTAACTCTACGCGGTTTGCCCCTGTAACGTTATGAAACACCGATTCGTGGATTTGTTTAATCAAGTATTTCTGCTCCTTTTTCGCAAAGATTTCCTGCTCGTCGTTGGACAAAAAACCATAGGTGCAGTTCAAGTGAATGTCGGCATTCCACAGCGTTCGCGTGTCGCTATACGAATTGATGCCAAGTTCCACATCGGGGGGCGACTGCAAAAAACGGTGAAACTGCATGTAGTACGTGTTGAAATTGGGGGCAATGTAGGGGAAATCATTTTTCTGGTCCATCACGTCGCGAATTTGAAAGATTTCATTCACGGGTCGAAACGTTATGTACATTTGCAGTTCGTTGTACTGCAGCGATACCAGCGGAAATGCCATTTGAGATTTTAAACTAAACCAGTTGTTGAGCGGAATGTAGAGCGTGCGGCCATGAATCGACGGCTCGGCCCCGGCCGCGTTGCTCGTGTAAAATGCATTGGGATACATGTCGGTGCGACCTTGGCAGTTGGCTGGGTCGTTGAGCTCGCACGTGTTGCCCGTCATTTCATCAAACAGGTCGCGCTTGGTGTTGGAAAAATCCCGCTGGACCTCGGCTAACAGATAGTCGCCCGAGTATTCCTGCAGGGTATAGTTTCCACCCACGATGGATATTTTTTTTATCATTTTCGCCCCCAGATTTTGAATCCAGCGGAATTCGTAGGGCGCCCACTTGCCCGAGTTATCGTCGGTTGGTTGCGGCGGAAAAATAGGACTCCAAATGTCTGGCATATTTACCGAGATGTACGTGTCCATGAGCAGTTCGGCGTAGCGGGGAATTTTAAACATAAAAGTAGATTCTTCCGACATGCGAAGTGTTTTGGACCCTTCGTAATCTACGCGAAACTTTTGCATCCCAAAATTGGTGTACTCGGAAAAGGTTGTAGTAAAAAAGGTTTTTTTGGGGTTTCCATTCAAGATGATATTTTCCTGACCGGTTGATACTAAATTAAGTAAACCTCCTGCCATACTTTCTTGTTATTTAGTATTATTATTTATATTGTTTTTTTGTTTATTGGTCATGCAAATCAAATAAAAAATAATATCTCTGTTGCTGGGATTGAACCAGCGACCGGTGGATTTACAGTCCATCGCTCTTCCACTGAGCTAAACAAAGAGGAATATTAAGGAAATATATATATATATTTAGTTTGTTGCGTAATCGTATATAAAGTGACGATTATATAATATCTGCGGTTAAATATTGTTGGTTTGAAAAATAAAGACAATATTCGGAAATCATCACACAAAATCATTGTCCGATGATGTGGTAATTGTGTATAAAATCGGGGCGGATTCGTGTGATTTTTATGTATGGAATTACCACATCATCGGACACTTTAAAATTTGCGTTTGAAATGTGTAATATCACAAAATGCTGAATAGAAAAAACAAGAACGTCCTGCGTATTTTCAACAAAAACAACATAAATAAATCTTTCATATACTATTAGTAAACCAAAAAAAGAATGTCGGTCAAATTGGTCAATTATTCTCAGGGCAAGGACGGCGAAAACCTCGAGGAATCCGTGTGCTATTGTGCTCGTGTTTCTAACCCCAGTAATCAGATGAACACTGCCACAAACCAAAAGCTGGCGAGGTATCTGATGAAGAACCATCACTGGTCGCCATTTGAGATGGTGTCTATCTGCTTGGAGATTAATACCACCCGCGACATTGGCCGCCAGATTCTGCGCCACCGCTCTTTTTCATTCCAAGAGTTTTCGCAGCGGTACGCCGATCCCACCGCCCTGGGTATCGAGTACAAGGACGCGCGCCTACAGGACAAAAATAATCGTCAAAATTCGATTGAACTAGGGGATAAACACAACGATCCGTTACAGCAGCAATGGATTGACGAGCAGAAAAAGGTGGCCGACCAGTGCCAGAACACGTACGATTGGGCAGTGTCGAATGGCATCGCCAAGGAGCAGGCACGCGCCGTGCTGCCCGAGGGAATCACCATGTCTCGTTTGTACATGAACGGAACATTGAGGTCGTGGATTCATTATATTCAGCTGCGAAGTTCCGCGGGAACACAAAAGGAGCACCGGATGATTGCAAGGGAATGCGCCGCGGTAATTGCCCCGCTATATCCTGCCATTATGGATTTTGTTGGGGAAATGTAAAAAACAACAATATACATTTTTTTATTTTTTACCGTTTAAGTTGATGGGTTGATTTGAAACCCATGCTTTTCCGCAAAAGTATGCAAGTCTTGCATGGTGGCCACGTTATTTTTAAAATTCGGCTGATATAGCTTTACCGTCCAGTAATCAATCACGTTGTACACAATTGGTACAGTTTCACCGCTCTTGATGCGACTCATCAGGGTTTCAATCTTTGGATTTCTGTCGTACCAGTGATGGATATGCACATGTGCCGTCTTGTTGTTGGGATTATAATTGATTTTATGTATTTTTCCCAGCTTGGAAAAGATGCTGTAAATATATTGCTCGCTTGTGCCGGGGTGAATGCCCGAGATAAAAAGCGACGTGATGGTATTCGTGTTTGCATTCGCGGTATTGCCAACAATCATTGCTTGTTAGATTTTATTATAATGGAACTCTAACAAATTTTAATTCATTTTTTTATTATTGACAATAAAAAACAAAATATTTATTTTTAGCTGTGGGAAATACTACTCTAAGCAACATACAATCCAATGCAAAATAGACAAACTACTCCTGCGTATATTGTGTAGTTTAACAACACATGAATAAGTGCCATTCTATAAATAGCCGTCTGTCGAATTACCACATCTGCTTTCCATAATTCGATAGACCCCCACACCATCAATCCAACATCAATCATGACCGACTTGATGGTAATTATATCGTCCAAAATGCCTCTTACAAATGAAAGAATACACCAACACATGGATGCCAATACAAAATACCACACCCCAAAATTAATACGGACATTTTGAAAATGATTACCAAGAGCCAAAATATCAAAGACCATCAAGGAAATACTTGCACCCACAATACACACACCCAATACACTTGCAATCGCCAACATACATATTTGTCGTTTAGTATATTCATCCTTTTTATTCGACGTTTTCAATTTTGTTTGCATGTTTATGGTTGAACTCTTCATTTCAATGTTTGCGGTATGCTGCGATATCTTCACCGTTTTATCCGTGTTGGTATTAGTATCACAATCGTTCATCTTTTACTATTGAGGTGGGCAAAATAAAAAATATAAATCATTTTTTGTATTGTGCAAATAAAAATGATTTATACCAGTTACGCACACTTTTTGGGTGCTAGAATTACAATTGTAACTGGTAACTAGATGAATATTGTTAGGTGGTTGATGATTATATTCGGAAAAAATGGGTGTAAAAAGTGCCCATGGTTCGAATGAACCGGGTCGAATACGATGCTATTTGATTTTATTCAAGTTATTACAAATATAAATGATTTATTAAAT